GGGATCGTCTTGCCGGCGAGACCAGCGAGCACCGCGGCACCGAGCATGGCCAGGGACTGGGCAATGGGGCTCGGGAGGCCGGCGGCGAGCAACTGGAGCGCATCCGCTCCCGCGAGCAGCAGTGGCACCAGGGCGGCCGGCACTAGCGGTGTGGTGAAGCGGATGGCGGGGGACGGGGCGAGCGCCAGGAAGGCTGCCACCAGCGCCACGATGCCCGCCACGGCGCTCCAGGGGTGGGGCAAGAAGCCGTAGGCCCCAGCGGCGAGCGTGGCCAGGCCGCCCGCGAGGGTGGTGGCCCACTTCGGAAGGCGGAGGGTGGGCTCGGTGGTGGTGAGTACGCCGTAGGGCGCGCCCTTGTCGTCGAGAACGGGGGCGATGCTCTCCCGGAGGCCGGGGATGGTTTCAGAGGTCATGCCGGGAGTGTACCTCACGCGGCGTCGGAGCCACCACGGCGGAGCGGGTGGTCTTCGCGCATGAGCAGCGTGTCCATCTTCGCCATGAGAGAGACGTATTGCTGACGAACCTCGATGAGCATGAGGCCGGTGCCGTACTGCTCTTTCTGGAGGGCGTGAATCATCTCGCGCAGCTCCCGCCGCTCGCGCTCCGACTCGGTTGCTCGACGCTCGAGGTCCGCCGTCAGTTTCTCTCGGGCCGCCCGCTCCGTATCCAGCGCCTCTCGGCGCGCCTTGGCCTCGGCCTCCAGCCCCTCCTTCCGGGCCCCGGACTCGCTGGAGTGGTCCTGGCGGAGCGTCTCGACGCGCTCCCCCATGGTGTTGTGCGACTTGAGGAAGGCGAGCACGCCGCCCCCAACGAAGAGCACCAGGCCAATGGCCACTGGCGACGACTCCGTCAGGACGCTTTGAGCCAAGAGGACCGGGAGGTGCATGGCGTCAAGGTGCCACGTCTCCCGGTGTGCGGCAATCCGCCACAATCCCTACGGGCCCATGGACGTGTTGGGTTTCGGAGCCGGGGCCACTGGCACGAGACACTTGCCGTCCCCCTCGAACGCGCCATCCGGGCAGGGGGGCTTGGACGCATGGGGAACCCAGCAGGCCCCGTCGAACTCCACCTGAAGCCGCGGGTAACACGGAGGAGTCTTCTGTCCGGGCAGTTTCTTCGCGGCGGAGGTCAGGGCTCCTGGCGGCATCCAGACGATGTCCGAGACGAACGCGGCTGGCATGGGCTTGAGCGCGGCCGCGCGCGGCGAGACAGCGAGGCGGCCAGGAAACGCCAAGGCCCCGGCGATTATCGCCAGGGCCCCAAGGGAGGTCCCCGCCTTCACGAGCGGGGGGACGGGAGGGAGAGGTGGACGGGGCATGGCCCCAGTCTACCTCACAGCGACTCGTGTTCGCGCGGCGAGCAGATACTCAGGCGTGGTGCCACGGCGCAGGGGTTGACGATTGGAAGCATCTGGGCGGCGCTCTCGGCAACGTCAGCGCCAACACCGAGGCCAGCGGCAAAGGCGGCGCGGATGGCGTCCGCAGTCATCCTCCATTTATCGGGGTTGCTGGTCTGCCACTCGTCATTGTTGCTGGCGAACTTCAGCAGGGCTTCCAGGTCGGTGGCGGTGGCGCTACCGGGAGGCCCTCCGTTACCCTTGCAGGTATCGTCCCGGTGGCGGCGCACGGAGCGGCGAACCTTGCTCCCCTTCCCCTTCCTGACCGTTTCGTCCATCTCCGACGCTGGGTTGCTGCGCGCCTCAGAAGATGTGGACACCTCCGCCCAGGCGAGGATGTCCAAGGCCGTAGCCGCTATGCAGTCGGCGTTGGCCCCTCGAACGTACTTCGCCGCCACCTGTCCAACGCGCTGGGAACGCTGCCAGATGTCCTTCCATGCCCCCCTGTCAATGCCGTCAGGGCAGTTGGTGAGGCTCAGCGGAGGCGATGGCTGGGCAATAACAGGCGTGGCGAGCAGGCACAGCAGGGCGAGGCATTTCATGGGTTCTCCAGGGCGGCTTCGGTGACAGCGAAGATAGCAGAGAGTCCGAGGGTGGCGACCATGTTTGGCAGGGGCTGGCCGCTATCGGGTTTCAGGGCCTTGGCCATTTTCCCCGCCTGAATGAGGGCTGAGCGGAGCCGGACCACCTCGGCCTCCAGGGCCTCCACCTCCGCGAGGTGCGTGAGCGCGAGGGCGGGGCTCATCGACGCACCTCGCAGTAGGTTTGCCAGCCGCCTTTCGTGTAGCGCGCCATCGCGACGTAGATTCCCAGGCCTAGGGACGTGAGGATGGCGGTCGGGAAGTCCTCGCGGCTCACAGCCCCTCCTCCTTCGCGCGCTTGATGGACTGGTCGACACCAGCGGACCACCGGGAGTAGGCGGCCTTCTCCAGTTGCTCCTCCTCCCACTGTGCTTGGCGCCGCTTCGCCGCTGCCTCGGCCATGTCCTGGGCGCGATCGACGAGGACGACGTTGATGAAGCCGTCGAGGCATTGGTGGGCCTTGCTCTCCTGTCGATAGCAGGGGTCTTCTGGGGCCTCGACGAAGCGGGAAGCGTACTTGGTAACGGCCAGCGGAGCCCGACTCCACGCCGCGCGCAACTCCGTCTCGTGCAGGGCCATGTCGGCGATGGCGCCCAGCGCCTTTGCGTCGTCATGCCCGACACCATGTTCGAAGTCGAACACCGCGCACACGTCCCCGGCCTGCTCGAGGACGGCGGAGCACTCGTCGCGCTCGAGCTCTTCGAGGGCGATGTGGGCGCCCGTCGATGGATCCCGAACTTCGATCACAAGAATCTCTTCGGCCCGTGGGTCAATGCAGCACTCGTACGTCCCGTGGCCCGGCACGAAGCAGTCGAACCGCACCTGCTCCGGCAGCTCGCACGTCAACGACACTGGCGTCCCGCAGGACGTTCTCAAATCCAGGTCCATGTTCTCTCCTCGGGCCACCACAGCCCGGCATCGCCTTTCGGCATCACTGCTAAGGCCCAAGGACTACTTGCTGAACGACGACTTGAGCGCAGACTCCAGCCACAGCATGGCCTGCTCGGCGTTTGTTGCCGCCAGGGCCACCTGCCGCCCGCCCACGCTGCGGCCCACTTCCATCTGGGCGAACTGGATCGCCTTCAGCGCCTCCGCCAACTTCTCCTGCGCCTCGGTCATCTCCTGCTGTCCGGTGCGGCTCTGCTCGTTCACTGTCGTCATGGCGTTCTCCTGGCGAGGCGGCATGCCCCGCAACGCCCGAAGCCCGCTGCTTGTGGCAGCGGGCGGGGTGCGTCAGGTGATGGCGCCGAGTCTCTGCGCCTTCATCTTCTCGGCCTGGGTGGCGTCCGACCAGTCTGCCCACACGAGGTCATCGCGGCCGATGGCGTCTTCGGCCTTATCCACCGCCCGCCCCCCGCTCTCGTGCTCCAGGTAGCCCAGGACTTCGAATTCGGGGGTGTAGATGACGAAGGTCTTCAAGTTGTCGAGGCTCATCGCTGTCTCCCTGCGGCACCAGCGCCGCGTTGATGAGTCATAGATACAGGCAACGATATCGTTGCGCAAGAGGCGAAGTCACTTTTCGTCTCGGCAGCCTCGGGCAATGGCGAGCAGGACATCGCGGAAGGCTGGCGGAGTGGCGCTCGCCCCTCGCTTCGACAGCGTCGGCTTGTTTCGGTCGAACCAGCCTACCTGGTGGGTGCCGGGGCGGCGGCTCCAGTCGAGCTCCATGGGCCTGGGGCTCACGGTGTAGAGCCACGTGCGCTTGCGGGCGGGATGGCCGTAGGCGCTCTGCCACACCTCGCACACCCAGCCTCCGTCAAGGCATCTCCGCCAGCCGATGCCCTCGGGCCGCGTGAGGCCGTGCGCGGGCCATGCGTTGCTGCCAGCGGGGTGCTCCAGGACGCCGCCCCACTGACGCACGGATGCCAGCGCCGCGGCGAAGCACCCGCCATCGTTGCCGGGTCGGTTGTGCTCCCCACCCCAGCGCTTGAAGTTGAGTGCGGCAAAGTTCACCCACAACTGGCAGGGGGGGTGCGCCACTACCGGCCAGGGGCCCGCGTAGCTCCTGGCGTCCCGGGCCTCTGGCCACACGTCCACCCCGGGCAGGCCGGCGTAGCATCCGCGCTCGTCCACGTAGAGGGCGGCGATCATGGCTTCGGTGCCTCGCGCAGCTCCGGGAAGGGGGCCAGGAGGGAGCGGAACTGCTCGAGCGTCATGTTTACCCCGGAGGACTCGATGCCGTCCGACGTCGTGAGGATGTACCGACCGGATGGATATCCCAGAGGGGCCACGTACTCGCCCGGTGCCGTCTCCACCTTCATGAAGCGCTCGGTCATGGCTTCCTCCTCCAGATGTCTCGGGCGATGGCCAGGAGGACGCAACAGGTAGCGAGCGCGGTGACGGAAACTGCGGCGGCGAGCACGAGCAGGGCGGTGTCGGGACTCATGCGCCCTCCGTCCCAGCCCACAGGGCCTGCATGTGCTTCCACTTGCCCTGGAGCCATGCGCGCACCGCCGCTTCGTCCTCGGGCCCCACCTTGACGTGGTGGCTGCATGAGATGCTCTTGCGCTGAAGCACATAACCGAGTTTCAGCGTCCCGGCCCCGTGCACGCTCTCCGGATTCCCGTCCTCGTCCAGGGCCTCCACCCAGTCCCAGCGGCACAGGAGGTTCAGGTCATCGTCAGCATCGCCCCAGGCGGCCATGAACTCCGCCCACGAGTCGTAGGTGAAGTGCCACCCATTCTTGAAGAAGTTGCCCTCGTTCCAGTAATACGGGTGCTCGTGCTCCCAGATGTGGCTCATGCGCCCTCCAGGGCGGAGGCGATGCGCAAGACCTGCTCGTCCGTCAGCGTCCTCCAGCGGTGCGCGAGCGCGAGCGCGATGGTGTCGCGCGGTCCGGACACGCCAAGGGGCAGCGTGGACTCCTTGTAGTAGCGCGCCCGGGCGTCCATGAGCGGCCGCCACTCGACGCCGAGCGCGACCGCCACGTCCATGGTCCGCTGGGGCCCCCAGGGCGCCCGTCTGTCGTGTTCCATGTCGGACACGTAGGAAGCCGTGATGCTCAACTTCTCGGCCACCCACTCCAGCGTCCTGCCCGCGTCCTGCCGGGCCTCGCGCAGTAGCTCCCCGTACGTCTTTGCTGTAGTCATACAACGAATATACGCGTAAACGCGGAGAATTGTAGGACGCGGCACGTCGTCGAGGCTTGCTGACCCAGTGGGGTGTCCGATTTTCAGACACCCACCTGTCTGAAACGAGGACGCGCGGAGAAGTCGGTTCTGTGGTACCCGGGGGAGTTAACGACCCCGGGAGGTCTTGTTAGGGCTCCGGTGGTCGCAGGCTCCCACCTGCGCTGCGCGCCGTGCGGCTCGACGCCGCCGGACGTCCGCTGCGGGCTGTCCGCTGCCGCGCCATGCTCCGACACGCCGAGGGGCCACGGGCATTCAGCCTGACCCACAGCCTCTGCCGGCGCCGTTGCTGGCCGGGTGACAGCCCTTCCTGGCGCTCTCGAACACGCGAAGCGGGTTCCGACCGAAGGTCGACGACGGGCAGGGCGCGGTAATCGAGGGAGTCGTGGTAGTCTCGGCAACTCGCTGTCGTCGGAAGCGAGCGAGCGTTTTGCCAGCAAGCATGCTACTTTGTGTGCATGGCGAGCACCGAAGAAGGCGCCCAGGCACCCGGGGCGAAGAGAGGCAATCCCAACTGGAAGAAGGACGGGCCGTCGCCCAACCCGTCCGGGCTCACGAAGTCGCACCGGGAATTCCGCCGGGCCTTCATGGAGCGCGTCCCTGACGCCCTCGATCTTCTCGGGAAGTGGATGGAGGGTGGCGAGAGCGTCACCGAGGAAAACCAGCGCTTCGCTGTGCAGACGGTGTTGAACCGGGGTCTCGGCAAGGAGGGCAAGGCGAGCGAGCTCCCAGTCCTGGAAGCCCCGGTGGCCGCAGAGGGCGCCTCCGACACCCAGGCGCTGCTCGAGCGTACCCGGGCACTCATGGCCGTGGGCCTCGCGACGCTCCAAGCCCAGCAAGGCGCGGGAGACTTGGGCCCCGAGGCCCTGGAGCGGCTCGGCGGCGTGGCGCGCAGCCTGGGTGACATGCTCGTCGCGGAGGAGAAGGCCCGGCAGGCGAGCAAGCTGTCGGGGCTCAGCACGGACGAACTCGTGGACGTGGTGGGCAAGCTGCTGCCCCGCGAGGCCCTGGAGCGCATGTTGGCCGCCCGGCAGGCGGACGAGGTGAAGCCGTGAAGCGCGACCTGTGCGTGCGTTGCGGCCACGGAGGCGATGGGCTCATACGTGTCGAGGAGTCCGGGTGCAACCACGCGGCGCCCGTCGCGCCGGTGGGCCACCCAGACGAGTGCAGTTGCTCGGACTGCTACTTGCGCGAACTGCGAGATGCCCTGCGCGCCCTCACCGCCGAGCACGGCTCGCAGTGTCAGTGCCAAGGGTGTGAGGTGCTTCGATGAAGCGCACTCGATGCAGCCGCTGTGGCCGTTGGCGTCCCCGCCGGAAGATTCGCCCCGGGCACTTCGCTGGCCGCCTCTGGGTAGAGGGCCACTGCGTCCGAGAGAACACGTACTCGTGCGCCGAGCGTGTGGAGAGGAGCGAACGTCAGGGAGTCACGAGGCTGCGTGGAAACGCCGAGCGTGGATGGAAGTGGAAGAGCGTCTATCCACGCAACCCGCCCGCGTCGCCACCCCTACGACACTTCGCCGACGTCGGATGGGTGCGTCAGTGGTCCGGGAAGAGGCCGGCCCGGTGAGCGCCGCTCAGCCTCTCAACGCGCTGGCTACCCATGGGCCGGTGGCCTTTGTCCTCGCGGGGTCTCCGGCGCATGGCTTCGTGGTGGACTCCCTCTGCAAGTCCTACGAGGCGCACATGCTCGACGGGCTGGGGCTGCCCATCGCGGAGGAGATGCCCGCAGCCCTCCGGCGCACGCTGCTGTCCGCGCTGCACAGGCGCGTCACGCGGGCCCTTCAGCGGGGCCGCCTGCTCATGGCCGTGGCGCTCGACTCGCCCGACACGTACCTCGGCTATGCCCTCGTCGAGGAGAGCGAGGCCAGCGTGCGCGTGCACTACGTCTACGTGTTGGCACACGCGCGGCGGAAGGGCCTGGGTCGGCTCCTGGTTGAGACGGTGGTGAGCGACACGCCCGAGAAAGCGCGCTACTACTCGCACCACACCCCCGCTGGGGCCGCGCTAGTGCGCCGCTTCGGCATGCTGTACCAACCCAAGGAGTAGGCGATGCCGAGCATCAAGAGCGTGCAGTTGGAGAAGGCGGTGTCCATCGACGGGACGGAGGGGCGCAGCCTCTACGAGGCCGGCGACAGGTGCCGGATTGAAGTGGCGCAGGGTCTGCTCAACGTCTTCGTGACGCGCACCATCACCGACGAGAGTGGCAACCGGGACGTGGAGTTCGGCGCGGGCTTCCCGCTGTCCGGCGGCGGTGTCCGGGTGGTGAAGTACCAGGACGGGGTGCCCCCTACGCAGAACGTCGCCGGCGAGGCGCCGCGCACCCTCTCCGCCACGCCGCCCACCGACACCCAGGGCTTCGATCCCACCCCCACGGTGAAGAAGAGCGAGGAGGCGGAGAAGCAGCGCGAGGGTGTGAATGAGCAGCGCCAGAAGCAGATCGACGCCGCCGCCTCGGTGAATGAGGCCGCCCAGCACCCCGAGAAGAGCGAGGCGGTGAAGGAGCAGCACCGCGAGGCCGACAAGCACGCGAAGGGGAAGAAGTGAGCGACACCGCCACTCCGCCCGTCTTCGAGGACCAGGCCACGTGTCCCCACCCGACCTGGGTGCCCTTCAAGAAGTTCGTGGTGGACCGCGAGCGCATGTTGACGCGCTCCTTTCTCTACGCGTGGTGCCCTCGGTGTGACCACCGTCGCCCGGGGCCCGAGGACGAGGTGGCATGAGAAGCACCACCGCCCAGGCCCATGCCGCCCTCGTGGAACTGGCTGGGCGGTACTCCGTGGGCAAGGCGAGCACCGAGGCGCCCTCGCGCTTCGCGGACTTGCTCGCCACCCTCCAGCCCCGCCAGCGCGCCTTCATCCGAACCAAGGCGCGTCGCGTGGCCCTCCTCGGCACCCGGCGCAGTGGCAAGACAACGACGTCGCCCGTGGGGCTCTTCGATGCCGCCGAGCGCAACCCGGACTGCGTGGTGCTCTTCCTCGGGCGGACGAGAATCCGCGCCAAGCAGCTCGTCTGGAAGAGCCTCTGCCGGGCGAACAAGGAGTACCGCCTCGGCTACAAGGAGAACCACACCGAGTTGACGCTCACCCACCCGTCCAACGGCGCCGAGGTGCGCCTGGACGGCATGGACAACCTGTCCGAGCTGGAGAAGAAGCGCGGCGACAAGCTCGCCGAGGTGTGGATTGAGGAGGCGCAGAGCATTCCCGAGGACGTACTGCGCAAGGCCATTGAGGACGTGCTCTGGCCGGCCCTCCTCGACGTCTCGGGCGTACTGCGCATGATGGGCACCCCGGGTTATGTGCTCTCCGGCCTCTGGTACGAGGTGACGCGCAACGAGGACGACGCGAGCCGTGCCCAGCGCGCGAGCGGGTGGGAGGTGTTCGAGTGGAGCGGCCTCGACAACCCCGCCCTCAACCACAAGGGCGAGCGCATCTGCGACCTCTTCGCCGCGGAGCTCACCGCGCTCGAGGCAGATCCCGCCAAGGGCCCCAAGCACCCCAGCGTCGTGCGCGAGTACCGGGGCCGATGGTGCAACGACACCAAGGGCCTGTACTACGCCTTCAACCCCGCGCTGAACCTCTACGACGGCCGCCTGCCCGAGGGGCACCACTGGCGCTACGTCATGGGCGTGGACTTGGGCAAGAAGTACGCCCGGGTGACGTGGGCCTTCAGCGAGACGCACCCCGTGGCCTACGAGGTGGCGGGGCACAAGCAGCCCTGCACCAATGCCAATGACTGGAAGGCCCAGACGCTCCAGGGCCTGGACGGTCACCCCATCGAGGCCGCGCCCGTGGACTACGGCGGCCTGGGGGTGGGCATCATCGAAGCGTGGCAGCAGGACGGCCTGCCGGTGGAGTTCGCCGAGAAACAGCACAAGGACTCCTTCGTCATGCTCTTTAACGCGGCCCTCGAGGCGGGTCAGGTGAAGGTGCTGCGCGGCGGCGCCTACGCGGGCGAGCTCGCCACGCTGCCGAAGGACCCTGACTCGCCCCCAGCCAAGCCTCCCCAGCCCAAGGCGGGCTTCGACGACCACTGCTGCGACGCGGGCCTCTACGGCTGGCGCAGGGTGCGCTCGCTGTGCGGCGCCGATGACAAACCGGCACCTCCTCCTGGCAGTCAGCAAGCGGAGCGTGAGAGGCTGGCGGAGGTACAGCGCGCGTACCTGGAGAAGATCCAGCGGCAGCGCGACTACCAGGAGAGTGACACGTGGTGAAGCCGGACGATCTCGCGGCGGTACTCAAGACGCTGTCCGTGCACCGGGTGGCGCATGCGGCCTTCAGCGGGGACGGCACCCTGCGATCCGTGCGCTTCGCAGAATTGCTCGGCCCCGATCTGTACGACTGCCCGGGCCCCTCGAGCGTTGTCGTGTCGCGCGAGGAGTACGAGAGATTGGAGCAGGGCCTGAAGGTGTCCGACCGGGATGCCCATGCCGATGAACAGCCCGAGCAGGAGCGTCGGCTGGACGAAGCGGCCCGCAGTGCGCGCCCCCTGAGCGGCCTACGTGCGGATGACCCGCTCTTCGACGGGGTGGAACCGTGAGGCTACTCAGGGGCAAGGACGTCAACTTCCACACCCGCTGGTGGCAGGCGGACGCCGAGCGCGTGCACGAGGCCGTGTGGGCCATGGCGCGGGACATGGAGCCGGACCAGAGCGCCCGGCGCACGGAGAATCGCACCCTGCGCCAACTCTACGGAGCGAAGGGCTCCGGGGCCTCCGCGCATGGGGACGGGACGCTATCGCTCGGCCCCACGTGGAGCCCTCGGGGAAACTGGACTTACAACGTCATCCGCACCGCGGTGGATGTCCTGGGCGCCAAGGTGGGCCGGGGCAAGCCCAAGGCTTCCTTCGTCACCACCGGCGGTACGTGGGCCGAGCAGCGCCGGGCCAAGCGGCTGGACAGGTACGTCTACGGCTGCATGCACGCCGACGACTTCTACCGCACCGCCCGGCGCGTCTTCCGGGACGCGGCTGTCATGGACGTCGGTGCTGTCATGGGCTGGGTGGAGGACGGGCGGGTGCGCCTCAAGCGGGTGGACCCGGACGAAATCAAGGTGGACGTGGCGGACGGCTACTACGGCGAGCCCCGCACTCTCGTGCGCTCCTACGTGGTGGCCCGGGACGTGGCGCATGGCTGGGTTGACTCCTGGCACGCGGACAAGAGCGAGGACGAGCGCAAGGAGATGCACCGGGCCGTGGAGGAGTCCGCGCGGGGCATGGACCACAACCGCGCGGCCCACCTGCTTCAGTCCTTCGGCGACGTGGTGCAGGTGCACGAGGCGTGGCACCTGCCCACCTGCAAGCCGGACGCGAAGGGCAACCACAACGGGCGACACGTGCTGGCGCTGTCCAGGGTGGCGCTGGTGGACGAGCCAGCCACGTTTTTCCCCTTCGCATTCTGTCGCATCTACGAGCCGATGAGCGGCTGGTACGGGCAAGGGGTGGGTGAGGTGCTGGCGCCGCACCAGAAGGGCATCAACCTGGCCATCCGCCGCATCGGCGACATCGTCACCAACGGCGCCACCATGAAAATCTGGCTGGACTCCGGCTCGAAGAAGGTGAGCGAGCAACTCTCCAGCAACGAGTCCAACATCGTCATCAAGGGCGGGGCTCGCCCTCCCGTGGTGCTGGCCCCCGGTGTGGTGCCACCGGACCTGTGGCAGCTCGTCGAGTGGCCCATTCGCCGGGGCCTCGAGCAGGTGGGCATCAACGAGACGGCTGCCGCCGCGAGCAAGCCCGCCGGCCTGAACAGCGGACAAGCCCAGAGGGATTACCAGGACATCCAGTCCGAGCGACAGGCGCCGGTGCATCTCGCCTTCGAGGACTTCGTCCTGGACGCCGCGCGCCTCGTGGTACGCCTGTCCGCCAAGGCGGCGGAGGATGGTACCAGTCTGAAGGCCTTCTTCCCCCGGGGGCGCCGAAGCGAGCCCATTTCCTGGGACGAGGTGGCCGCCGATGAGGAGTCCTTCACTCTTCAGGTGCACAGCACGAGCAACCTCCCAACCACCCCCACGGCGCGCAAACAGTACGTGGAGGAGCTGTGGGCCTCGGGGCAAGTGGACTCCGCGGAGTACCGCCGGCTGCTGGATATGCCGGACACCGACGCGTCCACCGACCTGGCGCTGGCGGCCCGGGACATCATCGACGCCACTCTTGAGCGCATGCTGGACGGGGACGATGGCGAAGGCGCGGAGGATGCCTACGCCCCGCCGGAGCCCTATGACGACCTCGCGTACGCCATGAAGCGCGGCCTCATCGTCTACGCCAAGGCCCGAGCCGACGGGGCCCCCGAAGAGCGCCTGGAGCTCGTCCGCCGCTACCTCCTCGCCGCCGAAGAGCTCATGCGGCAGGCCCAGGCGGCCGCCGGCCCGGGCGACATGCGCGCCCCGGATGCGGCTATGCCCACCGCCCAAGCAGTCCCACCGCAGTAACCGCAGGAGATGAGCACCATGGAAGTCGCCACCGGCACCCCGGCGAATGCAGCATCCGAAGCAGCCCCGCAGCAGCCCCCCACGGCGACACCGCAGAGCGCCCAGCCTCAGTCCAAGGGTCCCGACCTCAAGGGCCTCCAGGGCGCCGTTCAGCAGGCGAAGCAGAAGCGCCAGCAGGAGTTGAGCGCCTCGAAGCAGATGGAGGCCCTCAGGCCCCTCCAGGAAGTGGAGCAGCTCGTCAAGCAGGGCAAGCTCGCCGAGGCCTTCCAGAGGCTCGCGGGGCAGGACAGGCTCACGGAGGGCTACCAGCAACTCACCGAGGCGGTGCTGGGGACGAAGGATGAGGAGGCGAAGCTCGCCGCCCTGCCGAAGTCCGTGCGTGAGCAGCTCGAGGAACTGCGTCGTTTCCGCGAGGAAGCCACCGGCAAAGTGGCGACGGTGGAGCAACTCCAGGCGGAACTGAAGAATCTCCAGGACGAGCGGGACGGAGCGCGCAAGGCCTTCGAGGCCCGGGAGCGCGAGGCCACGGCCGTCCGCGTCTTCACCTCCGGCCTGAAGGCAGTGGAGTCTGCCGAGGGCCTGGAACTGCTCAGCGAGCACCCCGAGAACCAGCAACTCATCGAGCGGGAGTGGACGGCTCTGCTCACATCGAAGCGGGCCGAATTTGCCGTCCTCTCGGCCCAGGACAAGCACGCCTTCGCGGAGAAACTCGTCCTGGAAGCCGCCAAGGCGGTGCAGCAGCGTCTGGAGAAGGAGTCCGAGTGGCTGTTGAATTCGGGCTACGCGAGAAGTAAACTCCTCGGCAATGTCAAGCCCGTCGGTACGGGCAAAGCACCGCTGAAGTCCTCGGCCAAGAGCACCCCGGCGCCGACCACCAGCCCCCCGCCGCGCACGAGCCCCCCGGGTAGCCTGGGTGAGCCGAGCGGCGTGGACTTGTCGAAACTCCCCTACAAGGACCGCGTCCGCCTCCTCCGCGAGGAAGAGCGCCGCGGCTTCACTCAGCCTCGCTGACGGCCAAGGCCTGTCGGCGCTCCTAGGACTCCGGCATGCCCGATACCACCGTCGCATACCTGCTGAACAAGATGTTCCCCAAGGGCCTCGCGGACACCACGTTCCGCGACCCCAAGAACACCTTCCTGGCCCTCGTCGGCAAGGACCCGGCCGCCAAGGGCGACTCCTTCGAAGTGGCCCTCCAGTACTCGCTGGGCGGCGGGCGCTCCGCCGACTTCGCCACCGCGAAGCGGAACAACAACGGCGGCGCGGGCGGGAAAATGCGCTTTGGCTACGCCGATGACTTCGCCTGGGCTCGGGTGCCCGCGAAGGAGTGGCAGGCCGCGAAGAATAACGGCGGCGTCACCGACATCCTCGACCTGAAGTTCTCCAACGCGATGCGCAAAATCAAGCGCTCGCTCGCCACCGGTGTGGCGGGGGACGGCACCGGCAACTTCGGCCGCATCGCCTTCCTGGCGGGCACGGGCTCCCCGGTGGTGCCTGCCGGCGCCTTCCGCCTCGCCGACTGGCGCCAGACGCAGAGCATCGAGGTGGGCGACGTCATCCAGTCCAACCCCATCCGCTCTGGCAGCCCGGGCACCATGCGCGCGGGCACCGCCGTCATCACCAAGGTGACGCGCGGCCGCGCCTCTGGTGGGCTCATCTACTACACCGCCGTGGGTGGTTGGAGCCCGGTGGTGAACGACTACCTGTACGTCGAGGGCGACTACGGGGTGAAGATCAACGGGGTGCAGGCGTGGATTCCCGATGTGGCGCCCACCACCGGTGACAACTTCGGCGGCGTGGACCGCAGCGTCGACGACGTGCGCCTCGCCGGCATCCGCGTGGACATGACGGGACAGTCCGCCTACGAGGACGCCCTGGTGCTGGGCATGGAGGAGTTCCGCACCTACAGCGCGGACACCTCCATCATCATCACCAGCCCCTACGACTTCACCCGCCTCGAGAACGAGCTGGGCGACAAGAAGCGGATTGTGGATATCCCCAACCGCTATGAGTTGGGCCTCACCGGCCTGAAGATGGCGGACGGGAGCGTGCTCACCCAGGACCCATGGTTCCCCAAGGGCAAGGCCTACCCCCTGGCCCTGGACACCTGGACGCTCATGTCCATCGGCGATGCGCCGCACCTCGCGGACGAGGACAGCCTGAAGATGCTGCGCGTGTCCGACGCGGATGCCTTCGACGCGATGATGCGCTCGTGGGCCAACTTGAAGTGCGACGACCCCAGCCAGAACGGCGTCATCCTCCTGCCGGCCTGAGTCCTGGCCCCTCCGGTCTCACCCGCGTAGGGTGAGGCCCTCTCTTCTCGAGGTGACGACATGGCCGAGGGCAGCGCGATGAAGGAAGTTGGAGACCTGCTGGCGGGAGACGTGGCCGAAGAGGCCGGGCCGCTCGGCGAGGAGTTGGGGCCCGAGGAGGGTGCCGACACCGCCGCGCTTGAGCGGGACGCGGCCACGGCCTTCCTCGGCGCGGTGAAGGCGGATGACCCAGACGCCGTGGTGTCCACCCTGCGCGCGCTCATGGACCTGGTGAGCCTCGGGCCCGCCATGGCCGAGGAGCTGTAGTCCATGGGGCTCGTCACCCTCGCTCAGCTACGCTCCCGGGTGCGTGAGGCGGCGGACCTGGAGGCCAGCGCCGGCTTCATCTCCGAGGCGCAGTTGACGGGCATCATCAACCGCGCGTGCTGGGCGCTGGACAGCCAGCTCCACCGCACCTGGGAGGACTACTTCTGCACCACGCTCGAGGTGACGCTCTCCGGCACCTCGTACGCGCTGCCCGCCGACTTCTACAAACTGCTCTTCCTCGACGTGCGCGGCTCCGACAGCCAGTGGAGGCCGCTCGGCCAGTACAAGCTCGCCGAGCGCAACTTGCTGCGCAACGCCACTGAGAAGCGAGTGGAGTGCAACCGCTACCGGATTCTCGGCAAGACGCTGACACTGCTGCCCGGCCTCACCGCGCCCACCCCGGCGGTACTGGCCTACTACCCCCAGGTGGCGCCCCTGGTGCTGGAGACGGACACCCGGGACTATCCCAACGGCTGGGAGGAGTGGGCGGTACTGTGGGGGGCGCTCGTGTGTCTCGTGAAGGAGGAGCGCGACACCACGGGGCTGGAGAAGCTGCTTGCCCGGGAGCAGGAGCGCATTGCCCTGGATGCGCCGGACCGGGACGCGGAGCCCATGGGCCCGGTGGACGTCGAGGCCCAGCAGTGGGGCGAGGGCATCGCCTCCTGGCGGAGGGGGTAGCCCGTGCGTCTGCCGAAGTTCCAGACGCTTCGGCCCGGCGGGTTGCTCGGGCGCGTGGAGGACAACGTGGCTGAGTTCGCCCGGGCCCTCACTGACGAGCGCTCTGGGCTGCTCGCCCACGGCCTCACCACCACGGACAACGCCCGTGGGCGCGTGTTTCGGCTCCAGTCGGTGACAGTGCCGGACGACTGGCAGCCCCTCAACCTCGCGGCCTCGTGGGTGCTCTTCGGCGCCGCCCAGTTCGGCGCCAACGTGGCCGCGCGCTCGGACGACTTCGGCTTCTGCGAGGCGCGGGGGGCCATCCGCGCCAACGGCGCGGTGTCGGCGGGCTCGCGCATCCTCGACTTCACCTCCGCGTTCGCCCCCATGGCCGACGGCAACCGGCGCACCGTGGTGGAGGTGCTCGGCAGCGCGGGGGCGGTGGAAATCATCCCCCCTGTCTCCGGGGCCCCCGCCGGAGCCATCAACTACGCATGGGGGAACACCTCCTTCCTCGACCTCAGCAGCGTCCGCTGGCGCGCGGCAGGCGGCCCGGTGCCCTGGCCCGTCGCCTCCCAGGTGGTGGTGCCGCTCGGGGATGACTACCCCGGCTCGCCCGAGCTCGTGCGTGTGGAGGACGCCTCCCCTGGGGACGGCACCCACTTCGGGCCGCTGCCGGTGTGGTGGCGGCTGGATCGCATCGGCAACGCGCCCGCCGTGCGTCTCGTGCGCATCGGTGGGCTGCGCCCGCTCATCACCTACAACCTGACACTCTCCGTCCTCTCCGCCTGAAGGAGCCCCATGCCGCTGGTACCTCAGACGATCGACATCCCCTTCGAGGGGGGCTTGGACACCTCCACCGACCGGCGGAAGGTGATTCCGGGGAAGCTGCTCGAACTGGAGAACGCACGCTTCGTGGGCACCTCCCTGGAGATGCGATCCGGCACCTCCTTCCTCGCGGACGGGGTGGTGGGTGGGGGCTCCTTGTCTTCCGCCGTGGCGGTCGCGGAGCGGGATTCCGAACTCCTGAGGTGGACGGCGGATGGCGTCTATGGGCGTTCCTCCGCTGACGCGCCTTGGGTGCGCAGGTCGTCAGCGCTGGATGCCACGCCTCTGCTCTTCGACGTCTACCCACAGGTGCAGCGGCCCAGGAACTGCGATGCATTCGATTGCGCGACGCTCCTGGGCATCACCGTGTACGTATGGACGGAGGGCGAGCAGACTTCGGGTACAACCACGCGGCGACGCCTCTACGCCACCGTTATCGACAACAACACCGGCGTCAGACACCAGGACGCCATGGTGGTGGACACGGCGGATGACTCGGATGAGGCCTGGCGGGTTCACCCCAGACTCGTGACGGCCGGCGGAACGGTCATCCTCGTCTACGGCCTCCCCGTGCTGGCGGATGGGCCGGTTGCGCTGTATGCGCGAGCGCTGCTGCCGGGCTCGCCCCAGTCGTTCACTGCGCGCGCGCTGGTGGCCAATCCGCTGTACCAAGCAACACAGGCGTTTCGGTACGCCTTCGATGTCATCGACCTCACGACTGGACCCGTCACGTCGACGTCTCCAGGGACGTTCGTTCTGGCGTCAGGTGGCACGTCCGGTGTGGAACTCCGCTGGTTCACGGTGGCAACCACCGCGCCTGGGACATTCACGCCGTCCGGAGCAGTCACGACGCAAGCGCCAACGACGGGTGGGGCAACGGCGCAGGCCTTCACCCACGTCCGACTCGGAAAGCTGGCGGACCTGTCGCGTCTTTTTCTGACGTTCCGCCAGACGCTCACCAACCGTCTTGAGTTGCATACGTTCCGCACGTCCGACCGCGTGCGGTTGTCCGGGGCCGACCTTGCGGCGGTCGTGGACGGCAAGGTGGCGATGGCGGAAATGGCGACAGGATCCATGACCGCTTTCGTTGAAGGGACGGGCAAGGCGTCGGGGCAGGACATCAGTCGCGTAACGTGGAACGCTGCTGGGGCCATCACCGCCTCTGTGACGGTATGGATCCAATGCATGCGTCTGGCGGGCATCCCATGCCAGGTAGGCGGCTCGTGGGTGGTGCCATGCTATTACGTGGACACCAGGACCAACACATCTGGCCCCGACCTGCCGGGCATCCAGCCGACCTTTTTCCTGTTGGATGCCGCGACGGCGCGCGTCCGTGCTCGAGCGCTGGAAGGAGAGGCGGGGGCCCCCGTCACGAGCACGTGGCACCTCCCCCACAACCTGGGCTCCGGCGCGGTGGCTTCGGTTCCTTTGTTGCGCCGGGGCCGACTGGAGATCCAGGTTACGAACGGGGCCATCATCGACCTTACCCCGTCCGGCATCGTGAGGGCGGAGTTCTCCTCCGCTTCGCCGTCCGTCCTGGGGCGGTTGTATGAAAACGGGCTCCTGCATGTCGGAGGAGCCCTCCCAGCCATCTACGATGGCGCGCAGTGGGTGGAGGATGGATTCAACCTTCAGCCTGAGGGCATGACGGCAACCGTCCTCGCCACCACCGGAGGGGGCCTGTCCGCTGGCTCATATTCCTGGGGCCTCGTCTATGAATGGACCGACAGCACGGGCCGCATCCATCGCTCAGCGCCGCATGTGCCGATCCGGCTGACTGTCGTGGCCAACAGCATCGTGTCCCTGAGGATGCCGTTCCTCTTCGTGACGTCCAAGGTTGGTGTGCGGCTATCGCTCTTCAGGACCCAGGCGAACGGCACCACCATGTACCGATTAGGGACGTCTCAGCAGGCGTACGGAAACGTGGACCCATCCGCCGGACCCGGCAACACCTTCCTGGAGTATCGCGACTCCGCCAGCGACGCCTCAATCACAGACAACGAGGTGCTGACCTATGGTGGCCCACAGGGAGGCACAAGCGGTGGCGAGTTATGGCACCGCCCGCCACCGGCCTACGCATCAATCCACCAGCACATGGAGTACGTCATTTCCCGCGTCATGGGCGCTCCATTCAGCTACGCATACACCCTCCCTGTGCTGGTCGATGCGGCTCCCGCATGGGCGGTGGAGTTGAGGTTGGTGATCCCGAGCACGCATGGGAGGGCAGTGGCCAGCGCATCTCTCGACGCGACACTCATTCTCCTGGCCGAGAGGGGGTGTTTTGCCGTGGTTGGTCAAGGCCCCGCTGCTGACGGAACGAGCAATGGATTCACCTCTCCACAGCACGTCACTGGCTCCGCTGGCTGTCGCTCAGCAGCGTCCGTGGTGTCAACTCCGGACGGGCTCATGTACCAGGGCAAGGACGGGTTCTACCTGCTGTCCCGCTCGCTGGAGACGGTGAAATTGGGGGCGCCAGTGGACGCGTTCTCGTCCTTGTCCGTCGTGCGAGCGCTCGAGGTCCTCGTTGCCGCCACGACGGCCAACCCATCCGGGCGTCGTGAGGTGCGCTGGTACACGGCGGAGGGGAGAACCCTCGTGTATGACCTGACCAACCGGCAGTGGGGGACGGACACCGGACAGCCGGCGTCCGATGCCTGTCTCATGGGCGGGTTGCCGCACTTCTCGGACGGGGTGCGTGTCCGATATGACGACGCGTCCAGCATCCTGGAAGGTGGGTCTATCTTCTCCTCCGTCATCGGCACCGCGTGGTTGAAGTGGGGTGGTTTCGTGGGCCTGGAGCGCGTGTGGCGCGTGGTGTTGTTGGGCACCCTCCGACCCACCACGAAGGTGAAGGCGGAGTTGTTCCACGACTACCAGGAGGCAGCCCCGGGCTCGACGACCGAGCAGGTGTACCAGGGCGCCGCCGTGGGTGGGCCCGAGGTCTTCAATCTGCGCCAGACGCCTGGGCGACAACTCTGCACCGCCCTACGCGCCCGGTGGACCCTCACCCCGCAGCCGACTGGACCTGTGGACACGGGGAAGGTGGGATTGACGTCGGTGACGTTGGAAGTCGGAGTGCACCCTCGCGCCTCGAAGCGGCGCCAGCAGTACTTGGGAGGCTGACATGGGCTGGAATTGGAAGACCAACAGCATGGAGAGCAGCGATCCCGGCGGCGGTGGGGTTCCGCCTCCTCCTCAGGCCCCGCCGCCACCCCAGCCCGCCCCACGAGTGGCGACCCAGGGTGGCGGTAGCCGGAACCCCTTTGATCCCAACGTCAACCCCGTACTTGGCTTCATCTTCGGCAACGACGAGAAGCCCGGCATCCTCGGGACGGGCCAATTCAAGGCGGACCCCAGCGCCGGGCAGATTGCTGGCATGGACACCCTGCGCGCCCGCGCGGACTACGGCTACAACCAAGCCCTGGGCGCCAACCCTGGCGCCGCCTTCCAGGGGCAGCAGATGGCGCTGGCGGGAGACCTGCTCGCGGCTTCCCGTGGAGAGGGGCCGAGCGTCGCCCAGCAGCAGTTGAACCGAGGGATGGACGCCAACGTGGCAGCGAGCGTCGCGCTCGCCAATACCGCGCGTGGTCCAGGCGGGGCCGCCCAGGTGGGGCAGGTGGCGGCCCAACGCGCCAACATCGGACAGCAGACGGCGGCGGACTCCGGGCTGCTGCGCGCCCAGGAAATCGCCCAGGCGCGCGGGCAGCTCGCCCAGGTTGCGGGGCAAGGCCGGGAGCAAGACATGGCGGCAGAGGCTCAGAAGCAGCAGATCGCCATGAACTACCTTCAGCTCGGCTTCACGGCGGAGCAGGCCCAGCAGCAAGCCGCCATGGACTTCGAGCGGCTGCGCCAGGGCTCCTACTACAAGACGGCGGACAACCAGTACCGCGTGGTGAAGGATGTGGCGGCGGGTATCGGTCAGGCCACCGGCATTGGTGCCGGGGCCCCGAAGGCTTGATCTCCTACCCCTCGCTGGGGTGACACGGGATGTCCCACACGAGGTCCGTGTAGGGCGCCCCCTGGCTGAAAGTCATCTTCGTACTCTTCCAGTCGGGAGCCATCTTGAAACTCCAGACCCCCACATTCTCTTGGTTCTGAGTGGGGTTGCGTGTGACGACGCAGCCCGCTTCGCTGCTCTGGCTGGATGTCTCCGGGTGCACTGCCGTCGACTCCACGCCCATGCCGCGCATGATGACGCTGCACGTGCTGACCACGGTGCCCTCCTCGAGCGTCCAGGCCGCATGTCGGACCTGGGTCGGCATGTTCACGTTGGGGACGGTGATGTGCTCGGAGCATTCGACTCCGGGCTCCATCGGCGAGCCGCAAGCAACGAGCGAGATGGCGAAGCAGAGCATCAATATTTGGCGCATGTGGGTCATCCTGGTTGAGGTGGAAAGGGAATTGCTGCTCCCCGCTGAGTGGCATCAGCAGATACGACACGGCTGGACCCCTCACAATGAAACAGGCGTGAATTTCACATGTTACTTTCTTCGCAGAAAGCGAGGCGCACATGCCGCAGGTGCTGGGACAGAACGACAACGGGACGTGGAACGTCCAGACGGATGACGGGCGGCAGGTGACGACGGCGTACCTCCCGCCGGGGCTCGCTGCCGGAACTCCGGCTCCCGCCGAGCAGATGGCTGCGCTCACGGGGCTGGGAGCGCCCGCCCCGTCCGCCGGGGGCACCTCCACCATGGCGCCGCTGCCCACGGAGGTGGTGTCCGGCTGGCTCGCGGCGGGGGCCCCGGCGGCTCCGCCGCCCGCACCAGTAGCGCCCGGTGCCGCGCAGCAACTCACCCAGGACGTGCTCGGCACGCCCCGCCCGAAGGGGCTCGAGTTCAACGGCTTCCGAGGGGACCCGGCGGTCCCCATGCGCAACGGGGAAATGCTCGGCCACACCCAGGGCTACGCCGCGCGTTCGGACATCGGCGGCGCAGCTCCGGCGGCCCCCACTCAGGCCCCCGCCCTTCGCCCCGTCTCGGACTTCATCGACCTACCCCCGGGGCAGTCCGCCACTGCCCAGCAGACGGCGAGCGCGCTGGTGCCGGTGCCCTTCTCCGGCGCGGCCCCGGGCGACATGAAGGCGATGAATGCCGCCTTCGCGCAGCAGGCGAAGGGCGTGCAGGCCGCCGCTGACGCTGCCGCCCAGGGGGCCGCTGCCGAGGCGGCCGTGTACGACGTCCAGGCCCAGGCCGCGCGCCAGCGGGCCCTTCAGGACTCGGAGCGGCGCCAGGCCGTCACCCAGGGCGTGGACGACGCGGTCCAGACGTACTCCTCGCTCGTCTCGGAACTCACCACCCCCTCGGGCCAGCTCGACCCGGGGCGTTGGTGGAAAGACCGCACGACGGGCCAGAAGATCGCCGCCTACGCCTCGTCCTTCCTCACCGGCTTCGCGGGCCGCCCGGACGCCATCCAACAGGCGATTGACCGGGACCTCGAGGCCCAGAAGGACACCCTCGATAGGATGGACCGGGCGAAGATGCAGCGCCTGGGCGCGTCCCAGGGGCTCGTGGGGATGATGCGGGACCGCTTCTCCGACACCCTGCTCGCCCAGAACGCCGCCCGGCTCGCTGCCGCCGAGTACGAGGAGAAGGAGACGAAGGCCGCCGCCGCGCGCGCCCAGGGCCCCCAGGCCCAAGCGGCCGCCCAGGTGCGCCTCGGGGAGATTGCCGAGCGGAAGGCGAAGTACGCCGCGGAGATGCGGGAGCGCGCTGCACAACTCGCCATGGCCCGGTACGAAGCCCAGTTGAAGCTCCAGCAGCAGGCCGCCGCCCAGCAGGCCCAGTCCGGCGCGGTGGTGCCGCTCGCGAGCCTCACCCCGGAGCTACTCAAGCGCGCGGTGGTGGTGGCTCCGGGGCAGGCCGTTCTGGCGCTGGACCCCGACTCCGCTGGGAAGGTGCGTGCGCTCCAGACGGGCTACAAGGACGCGTCGGGCCTCATCAGCGAGATGATTGCCCTGCGCAAGAACTACGGGGGCGAGACACTCAACCAGGACGCGGTGCGCACCGGCAAGGGGCTGCGCAGTTCCTTCCTCCTCACCCTGAAGAACCTCGAGCAGACGGGCGCCCTGGACAAGGGGACGGTGGAAATCGTCGAGCCGATGATTCCGGAGGACCCGCTGGAGTGGAAGATGGGGACCACGGCGCTGATGGAGTCCACGCTCAACACGGTGCGCGGGAAGTTCACCAACGCCTTCATGACCTTCACCGGGCGCGCCTCGCCGGACATGGACAACTCCGTGGCGAAGAAGGATGCGAAGCCCGCGAAGTAGCGCTCGGCCGAGGCCAGTCGTATCTTCCCCAGGCCGTGTGCGGGGTAACGGTGGCCCTCGGTCCCCTTCGGTGGGGTGAAAGACGCCCGGCAGTACGCACGGGATTCCGGTTCAAGTCCGGTCACGGCAGGTGGAGGGCTCTGGGGCAACCCGGGGCCCTTCGTCTTTGCGGGGCAGGCCGGTTATCTTGCCCACATGGCACAGGTTCTCGACGTCGCGACGCAGCAAGTGGTGGAGGTGCCCGACGACGAAGTGACGCAACTCGTCGCCTCCGGGAAGGCGCTGCTCCCCAAGGGACAGGTGCGCGTCACCAACGCGGCGGGCGAGGCAGCCACGGCCCCGGTGGAGAAGGCCGCAGAGCTCTTCTCCCAGGGCTGGCGGTACCGCTCGGAGGCTGAGGACCGGGCCGCCGCGCTTCAGGCAGAGTACGGCGACCGGCCCCTCGCGGCGGGTGCAGCGGGCGCGGCCCGAGGGCTCACCCTGGGACTCTCCGACGCGGCGCTGACGGCCTCCGGCGTCGTGGCCCCCGAGACGCTGCGCAACCTCGAGGACCTCAACCCCGAGCCCAGCATCGGCGGAGAGGTGCTCGGCACCGCGGCAAGCACCCTCCTCACGGCGGGGGCGGCCACCCCGGCGGCCCTCGCGGCGCGCGGCGCGGCGCAAGTGGGCGAGCGGGTGGCTGCTGGCGCGGGAGGCCGGGCGCTCGTTCGGCTGGGCGTTGAGGGGGCGGTGGAGGGCGGACTCCAGGGGCTCGGGCGGGCTATCACCGACGCGGCCCAGGAGCGTAACCCCCTCACCGCCCAGAAGGCCCTGGCCAGCACCGCCGAGGGGGCGCTGCTCGGCCTGGGCGCCGGGGCTCTCTTTGGGGGCGCGGCGGACCTGGTGACGCGGCGGGGAGCGCGCGCGTCGGGAGAAGTGGCAGAGGAGGCGGCGGACATCGCCGACGAGTTCCCGGAGGCGCTGCCCACGGGCACGCCAGCACCGGCATTCACCCCTGGTGCCGCCCCCGCCCAGGGGCCCCGCGACTTCTCCGGCAAGCTCCAGTCCGCCGGAGGCCCTCCCTCAGGCGGTGGGGGCGCGCCTCCATCCAGCGCTCCGCCCCCGGCGGCGGGGGGCGCTGGACGTCCTCCGCCACCCGGCGGTTTTGATGACGTGGCCACGGCGGCCCAGCGCATCGCCGCGCCGGTGAAGGCCGCCATCGAGAAGAACCCCGGCGTCTTCAAGCGGGTGTTCGAAGCGCTCGACCTGTCGTTCCCTGACGCCAACGAATGGGTGCTGCGCGGCCTCGATGTGAAGAAGAAGGCCGTAACCCTCCTGGACCAGAAGGAGTTGCTCGACGCGGCCCCTGAGGCGCTCCGGAGAGACCCCCGTTTCGCCAAGGTGAAGAACGGCAAGGACGCGAGCGAGCTCATCGCGAAGAAGTTGGAGGAGGAAGGCGCCACGGTGCGCAGCCGAGCCGAGCACCTCGACAAGCTCATCCACTCGCGAGATCAGCTCGATGTCGAAGGGTTCGCCGAACGCGCCTCCAGCGAGCTCATCGCCCCCCTCGCGCGCGGCACCGTGGACCAACGCAAGACGGCCCAGCGCCTCCAACAGGAACTCGACGCGTTGCTGGACCGGGCCGACAGCCTCCGGGCGCGGGTGGACGGCTCCGGCCCCAACGCGGTGTCCGGCCCCCAGCAGCCCGTGCCCGCCGTGCGTCCCCGGGACACCTCGGGCCGTTTCCTCACCTGGAAGGAGCGCCGGGCCGCAGAGGCTGCCACGATGGGTGGGGAGGTGGCGCCCCTGCGACTCACCTTCGCCGAGGGCGAGGACTACAAGCGAGCCCTGGATGGATCCCTGAAGTGGGATTCCACCGTCTCCAACGCTGACCGGGACGCCCTGCGCCAGTTGCGCGGCATGTTTAACGCCGCCCAGGAAGAAGCGGCGGAGCGCGTGTCCTCCCGGCTTGGCTCGGACGTTTTCGAGAAGTGGAAGGTGGCCAAACAGGAGTTCGGGAAGATGGCCAGCCTCAACGACATCGCCCAGGAGCGCCTCCAAGCCGCGAAGACGGCAAACCGCCTCTTCTCCCTCACGGACAACATCGCCGGAGCAGCGGCGGGTGCCGTGGGCGGGGGCCTCAACCCCGTCGGCCTGGCCATGGGCCTGGGCGCGGCTCTGCTCAACAAGTGGGGCCGGGAAAACCTCCCCTTCGTCATGGCCCGCGCGATGGCGGACTACGAGCGCAGCCCCGGGGTGAAGCAGGCCGCGCGCGCGCTGGTGAAGCGTCTCCAGGGCGCCGCCCCACGGGCCGCGCCGGGTGAGGAGCCCCTGGTGCAGGCCGTCCAGCAGGCTGCCCAGCAGGGCCCGGGCGAGGCGTGGGTGATGCACACCGTCTTGTCCGGGGCCACGGAGTACCGCGCCCTGGCCGAGCGCGAGGGCCTGGCGCAGTACCAGCCCGAAACGGACGAGGAGGGCCAGCAGCGCGCGGGCACGGTGGCTCGGGTGGAGGCTGCCGCAGAAACCTTCGACAAGCGCGCGGACGCCGCGGCGAAGGGTCTGCTCTCCGGGAAACGGACGCCGGTGAAGACGCTCCCCCGCGCCGAAGCCATGGCCCGGGCGGAACGGGTGGTGGAGAACGCAGCCAACCCCGAGGCTTTCGTGGGTCGGGTGGCCGAGCGAGTGGCTTCGGTGGGTGCCCAGGCGCCGGGGCTCGCGCAGGACATGCAGGAGACGGCGGAGCGCGCCCAGGCCTTCCTTGTCACCAAGGCGCCACGTCGCCCGGTGGGCCCACTGGGCGACGTGCCCGCCCTGCGCGGCCCCTGGAAGCCCTCGGAGATGCAGCTCGCGAAGTGGACGGCCTACGTGCGCGCGGTGGAGTCGCCCGCGAGCGTGCTCGAGGACGCGGCGAGCGGGAGCCTCACGACGGAGGCCGTGGAGGCCCTGGGGGCGGTGTACCCGGACCTGCTCGCGGACATACGCTCCCGGGTGCTCTCCGAGGTGGCGGCCCACCCCAAGGCCCTTGACTACAGCCAGCGCCTCGCCTTGGGACAGCTCCTGGGTCTCCAGCTCGACGCGAGCCAGTCCCCGGCCTTCATCGCCGCCGCCCAGGCGGCGCACCAGGCCCAGCCCGCGAAGCCCCAGGGCAACGCCTCCGCCGCGTCCCCGCGAGCCTCCAAGCGCCTCAACCAGGAGTATTCTCCCGCCGACGCCCTCACCCAACGGAGTGCCTGAATGCACCGTCTCGCCCTGCTGCTATCCCTACTCTCTGCCACGGCCTTCGCCGCGGGCCCATACACCGCCTCGCAGCCCCTCACCCGTCCCGCACCCGCCGGCAACCCGACAGACCCCGTGGCCTTCCCGGTGCCGCCCATGTCTCTGGACAGCACCGCCCGCTACCGCGTCACCGTGTGCGCCGCTGAGGGGGCCACCCTCGCCGGCACCGGCTCCATCCGCCTGTGGCTCTACCACCCGCGCGCACAGGCGTGGGGCTTCAACCCGGCGCAGGATCTCACGGTCACCACCACCGGGGCCCGCTGCCAGAGTTGGGGCCGCAGCGTGGACGTATCCTTCGGCTACCTCCAGCCCTCCGCCGTCGCGTTGGGTGTCTCCGCTGGGACGACGGTGACGGTGTACGTGGACACGGTGGCCACGCGATGAGGCGCACTCTTCTGGCCGGCGGCGCAGTCCTCCTGCTCGCGGGCGTGGTGCGTGCCCAGGTGCTCAACGAGCAGACGGCGGAGGGGGCCTCGGGTGTCATCTCCGAGCCCACCACCGTGCTCGCGCCGGTGACTATGACGAAGGAACTCAAGGCGCAAGGCGGCGTCATCTCCTCCTTCATCCAGTCCGGAGACGTCCAGGCCAACACCGTGGATGCGGGTAGCGTGCGCGCCAACACCGCAACCCTGGGCGCCGTCGACGCGGGCACCATCACCGCCAGTAGCCTCACCGTCACGGGGGAGACGACGACGGGCTCGCTCGAGGTGATGGGCGCCACCACCTTCCGGGAGCGGCCCACTGGAGTCGTCCTGGGCGGCTCGCTAGTGAAAGCGGCGGCCACGGGGCTCTCGGTGGGCTGCTCTGTCTTCGGGACGGTGCCGGTGCCCGGTGCGCTGGTGGGAGACGCGTGCGTCCCGAGTTCCATCCCCACCTCAGCACTCACGCTCGGCATCACCTATGACTGCTACGTGACGGCCCCGGCGACCGTTACGCTCCGGAGTTGCGGCCTCGTGGCTCTGGTGAGCGCCCCGGCCGGCACGTACCAGGTACGCGTCATCGGTCCTTGAGTTTCACCGCCCTCGGCCACCCGTAGCCGGGCCGGGGACGTCGGCGCCACCGATCACGGATGCGGTCCACGCCCTCAGGGCCATGGCCGACGAGCCACAGCCCAAGGAACGCGGCTCCGACTTCCAGTCCAGCGAAGCCGAATCCGAGCGCCACATCCATGAGGCCCACCGCGTCTTCAGGCGTCATAGCCGCCCTCCCGCATGTCGAGGATGCCTCGCCAGTACCGGACGAATAGTTGCTTCGGCCCCACCCAGCGGATGTGGATGCCGTGGGGACCGCTCCAGACTCCTCCCATGCGCCAGACCATCATGGCTGCCTCCGGGGTGACCGCATGCCCGCCAGGACTACGGCCGCCTCGGGCACGAGACAGCAACCACCATCACATGACCAGCCAAGCCGAATTTCATCGCGGGCGCGACATTCGTGCCGCGACGTCATCCCAGCTACCCGAGCCATGTCCGGGTTGGCGTCCTTCCATCGCTCCCCCTCAGCGATCTCTCTGAAGGTTCTCATGCCGTCCTCCCCGTGAGCATCTCCCTCACCCTGCCCCAGTCGAAGTTGTCGGCGGGGTCCGTCTTCCGGCCCGGGGCCACGTCGCGGTGGCCGAGGATGTAGCCGACGTCGAGCAACGGCATCGACGAGGCCACCACGCTCTTGGCCGTGCATATGAGCGTGTGCTTCCATCCCTGGCGCCGCACGATGCCCGGCAGCAGCTCGCCCAGGGCTCGGTACTGGGCCTCAGTGAAAGGCGTCACCCCGTCTCCGGGGTTCACGAGCTCGATGCCGATGCTTCGCTGGTTGAAGTCGTACGCCTTGCAGGTCTCCCATGGGAGGCGCCCAAGACCCGCGTGCCATGCCTTCAGGCTCTCGGATACGAGCCGGTAGACGGTACCTCCGTTCGTGATGACGTAGTGGGCGCTGACGCCGCTCTTCGGATTGCTGAGCCACTCCACGGACGGCCAGGAGTCGACGCTCGCCGTGTGGTGCAACACCACGGTGTCCACGCGGACGCCGGGCCTGCGCGCGGAGTGGTTCGGCGAGGGGTGGTCGATGATGGTCATGGCTTCCTCGCGAGGCGCGCGGCCTTCTGGGCGGGCGTGTGCTTCTCCCACGGGAAGTCCCGGTAGGTGCGCGTCCTGCCGCATGAGCCCCCGAAGAATGGATCCTCCGGACTGGTGACCACCGCCACAGGGACGCCTGCACGCTCCCATTCCTCGTGCAAGTCCACCTGTGCCGTCTCCATCTTCCCACCCGGCATCTTCACCTCCGCGAAATGCACCTCGCCATCCTTCATGCACATCAGGTCCGGCAGCCCCTTGCCGGACAATTGCGTCACCGTCCAGCCGCCCGCGCGCAGGGAATTGATGATGTTCGGCTCATTCGCGTCCCGCTTCGCGGCGCGCCTCATTCAGCCACCCCCGCTCGCCTGAGAACGTCCAACGTCCTCGTGCATCGCGTGCAGTCACACTTCTTCCCATGCTCGTGCTGCCAGTCATCGAGCAGCGCCAGCGCCTCGGGCAGGACGGTAGCCTTCTTCGCCGTCTCCTCGTCCCGGAACTCGGCGACGTCGGACCACTCCACCCGCTCGCCACTCGTCGTATGGGTGACGACCACCACCTTGAGCGGGTTTTCATGCGAGACATCCCACTTCCAGTCGCCATCCACGGGCTTCACGTTTCACCTCCTACCTGTGCAACGAACATGCACGCGCACACCACGGCCATGCAGCCGAACGCCAGGGCATTCCACGCATGCAGTCCCATAGCCTCCCATCCGCACAGGCCCGCCAGCCCGAAGATGGCCGCGAGCATCAGCACCCTCTGCCGCGTCGTGGTCATCGGTACACCCCGCGCCACTTCGGGGCGGCAATGGATTCGCGAGCACGGGCCCTGTTCAGGCGCGTCACGTATCCGGCCGCACGCGTCTTGGACAGCCAGCGGCGAAGGCGCGCGTTGATCACGATGTCTGCGCACCACGCCCCCTCCAACTCGCACCGCCAGCCGTCGGCGAGGCTCATCCACATCTTGCGCAGCGGCCGTCTCCGCCCGCAGTTCGAGCATCGGCGCATCTTCATGGCTCCATCGCCTTGCGCACGCCCGCGCGCACCGCCTCGACGGACACGCCCTGCCCCTGGGCGGCCTGCACCGCGGACTCACAGGTGCCGTCCAGTACGTCCCGCACCGCGCGGGTGATGCGGCGCTGCTTCTCCGCTTCTGCCTGCTCACGGAGCGCGCGGCCCTGATACAGCGCCTCGAACAACTTCGCACCCATGCTCATGGCTTCACCACCGCGTCATAGGCGGCGAACGCCTCGTAGGTTTTGCTACTCACCTTCGTGGGCTCGTCCTGATCGTGCATCTCCTCGCGAAGCGCCTCAACCACTGCCTCCGCCGCCAGGAGGCGGTCCAGGAGGGCGGGGCCCGCGTGGTGTCCACCGCCAGGATTGGGAGCACGCTCCAAGATTTCAATGGCACGCGCCACAAGGTTCCAGTCGTCCTTGCGGCGGTAGGCATGACGGAGTTCCGCCGAGGCGCGCACCACCTCGGACACGAGCGCCGCGCAGTCCGCCTCGGCCTTCAGTCGCGCTTGGTCGAACTCATTGGCGGTGAGTTGCCACTCGCCGCACTGCTTCTCCATGGCGTCCAGTTCCGACTCTAGCCTGTCTGCGCGGGCCTGCTCCATCTCCGCGCGGGCCACGGTGGACTCCCAGTCCGCATGCGCCTTCCTGGCCGTCTCCACCGCCGCATCCCGGTCGTTCTCCGCCTGCTCCTTCAGCGCCTGCTCCTGCGAGGCGCATGTCTTCCAGTCGTCGGCGGCCTCGCGCGCGGCGTCCCGCTCCCTCGTGGCGATGCGCGCCTGGTCTCTGGCTTCCTCGGCTTCGCGCTCGGCGGTTGTCGCGCGGGACTCCATGGCATCGGCGGAGGTGCGGCAGAACTCCGCCCGCTTCTTCCAGGTCTCAACCTCCGCCAGCAACGCCTCGTTCTGCTGCTCCAGGGCCCACTGGAAGTTGTCGCTCACGGAGCCACCTCCACGTCGTCGATTTCCCAGTCGGGGAACCGATCCGCCCTGATGAGTGCGAGAGCTCGCTCCTCCTTGGTCAAGTCCGTCGCGGATTCGCCGTGTTCGTGTTCCACTTCGACTTGGACAGTGCACTTCGCAATCAACTCGACATCAACAAGTGTCTTCACGTCTCATCCTCCTGCCCCACCACGGGCTGAGTCACTGTGCCTGCTTCTCGCTGCTGTGCAAGTTCATGCGCTACGCGCCACGCCGTGGCGGGAGCGATGACGCGGATGCGGTCTCCACTGTCGTGCATCCAATTCCCGCTCGGTGTCTCTGCCCACCCTACCGCGCGCAGCTCGCGGGCCATGGCGGCGATGGGGTTGGCTTGCTCGCACTCTCGACACTCCGCGTGGTCGAGAAGACCGTGTGGACAGGTCACGCCTCCTCCAAGTCACAGCAGGGCGGAGGCACCACGCGTCGGCACGTGCGGTAGTGCGGCACGCCGTGCGCGCAGCGAGGGTGCGTGGGGTCGTTCACGTCGCGGGAGTGGATGAGCGGAGCGTGGTACTTGGCCCCGAGCGGCTTCATGCTGCCGCAGTCCTCGCAGGACTCGACTTTGACGGTACTCATTCGCTCTTCCTCGCCCGTTTGGGCGGCTCGAAGGCCAGCACATTCTTTGGGTCCCCGCCGATGACCGCCCGACTTCCACCGCGACTCAACTCCACGACGTAGCCTGCTTCCGCGACACGCCGCCACAGCCGGCCTCGCTGCCCCGGCTCCTGACCCATGAAGTCCAGGCGGGATTCCAACTCCGCCGCCGTGAGATTGCTCGTCCACACCGTCACCCGGCGGGAGGCATGGCGCTCCGCCACGAGCCGCTGGAAGAGCTCCACCTCCTCGGCCCCCAGGCGCTCGGCGCCGACATCATCCAGCACCACTGCGCGGGCGCGGAGCAGTTCCTCCATCGCGAAAGCGGACCGTCCGGCCATGCTGTATGCCTTTGCCTGCCGGGCCACTTGCACCAAGTCGGCCGAGTGGATGAGCACGAAGGGGCGCAAGCCCGCGTCGTCCGAGCCCCCGGCGCGCTCGTTCCACGGGTAGCGGCGGATGAAGTGCTCCAACACCGCCGCCGCCGCGACCGTCTTCCCGGCCCGCGTTGGGCCCGCCATGACGAGGAAGGGGTAGCGCATGGCTCCAGGCCGCCCACCAGGCCCAATCTCGCGACCTTGGGCCAGCCAGGCCCTCACGGCGCGCACTCCCGTCCACTCCTCCGACAGGTTGGCGAGCGTGGCGAGGTGCTCGGCCCGGACTCCGGCCCGGGTGAGGTGGGGGCGAGGGTCCAACCGCTCCGCGTCCTCCCGTGTCTCGGCGGCCTTCCGGCACTGGTAACCGTAGTCCAGGGCGCCAGCCGCCCGCCACATGTCCAGGAACGTATGGCAGTGCTCCGAGGCGAAGCGGGGGTGCCGGGCGTCGCAGTCCGGCGGGCAGAGCACGATGGCCCGGGCCTCGGCTTCAAAGCGGGCACGTTCCTCCCGGTCCTTGCGCGCGGCCTCCAGGACGAGGGCCTTGAGCTTCGGGTGCATCGGGACGGTGTCTTGCGGCTCGAGTGGCATCAGTAGGGCTCCGTGGCGTCAGAGGCGGGGACGTGGACGGGGGGCAGGGTGTCCCAGTTGTGCCGGGACATGGTGGGCGGCTGGGAGCCCCGTTGCTGGACGATGCCGAGCACCTGGGGCGCGTTCCAGTTGCTGCGCAGAACGACGAAACCGGACACCGTGGGGAATCCGCCCTTGGACCACTCGAGCAACCGGCCCCAGCGGGCCACTACCTCCGCCGCGCTGGCCTTCGAGGAGTTGAGCAGCCAGGAGACGGTGGTGGCGTCCACCGTGCCGTTGCCGCTCACGTACGGCCGGCCGGTGACCTCGAGGAACTTCGCCTCCAGGGCTCGCCAGAGCTCGGGCGCGGGGCCGGTGGCTTCCTTGCGCGGCTTCCTGGATGTGGGAGGAACGCCCACCAACGCGACCGGCGCGACAGCGACCGGCGCAGGTTTCTTCTCTTCTCCTTTCTGCGTCTGCGTCTGCGTCTGCGTCTTGCGGGCGGGTTCTTCGCCGGTACCGGTCCGGTTTCCCTCCGGTTTCCGACCGGTCCGCCTCCGGTTCTTCTCCCAGGTCGACTTGTAGCGCTCAAATCCAGTGAGTCTGTATCCGTCGGCCTCCGACCGCATCAGGCCGACATCCAACAGGGCCTGGGCGAGCGCCTCTGCCGGTCCGGTCCACCCCACGGAACCGGCGAGCAACCGGTCCGGTACCGTTCCGGTTCCCGCTATGAATCCGTCCGGCGGGCGATCCTCCGGCGCCCGGGCCAGTGCCCAGGTCCACAGGTCGAGCATGAGGCCCATCGCCTCGCGCCGGCTGATGCCCAGCAGCGCACCGAGGTCGCCTGCGTGCGCGCCAATGAAGTCCGCGTCCACCTGGAGCCATGGGAATCTCACAGGGCGACCTCGGCGCGTTCAAGGGCCAACTGGAACCGGATGGCCGCCGCCAGTTCCACGGAGCGCTCCGCAATGCGGCCCCAGGCGCTGCTGCCGGTCTGCTCGAATCGCCGCCGCGAGTAGGCGCACGCGTCCAAGGCCTCTTCGTAGCAGTCCACTGAGGCCGAGCGCTCTCCGTCGACGCGCAGCGGTTCCCCGTACCGTTCGATGCCGAGATGGTGCCGGGCCAGCATGTCGGCCTTCAGCCGCTCGACGAGCCACGCGGGGACATCCGGGCCGAGGACGGCCTCCGCGTCCGCGATGACCATGGGCCAAATCTCCGGACTCACGGCTCCCGCCTTTCGATGGAGAACACGGCCCCGGCCGGGGTAACGCGGACGTACCAGAAGCCGATGCCGAGCCGGTGCAGGGCCTGGGCGGTGATGATGGAGCCCTTGCTGGCCTCCAGGTTTGTGTGGACGCAGTAGGCGCGCTCCGGCTTCGCCTCCGCCATGGCGACGTCACGGCGGGCGGCAGCGGCGCCCCAGGACAGTCCGGGCTGCTCGGCCTGAAGCCGCTCTGGCTGGAACCACCGGACGCTGCGCTTCTCCTTCGGCCACTCCTCCATGCAGGCCAGGAGGGCGAGGTGGTCAGCGCCGATGGCTCCGGGGGTCTCCGTACTCCGTCCGGGAGGCCCGTCCCCATTCAGGAGGATGAGGCTGTCGCCGTGGCGCGGCCACTCGTCATCACCGCCGCCGATGAGCAGCCGCAGGAGGTCCATGGACATAGGCGGGACGCCGCCCGGCTCGCCCGCGAACTCCAGCGCCAACGTGGCGTGGAGCGCCAGGGCTCGGAACACGGGGAGATGCCTCCAGGAGAGGGAGCGAGAGCCCCACATGAGGACGCGCATGTCAGGCGCCTCCATGAGCGCGCGGGCGGATGCTCTCCACGTGCGCCTTGCAGACTGGGCACGTGCGGTCCAGCAACCGGGACATGCGGTCGAACTGCTGGACGTCCGCAGCACTCCGGCAACGGGAGGTCCTCTTGCCGCACTTCGTCGTGGAGTTCAGCCACTCGTGAAAGTGAAGCGGCCTCGGCTTCTTCGGCATCTGCTGGGTCATGAAACACCGATGCCCCTCCTCACGGGGCCAGCCGGAGGAGGGGCATTGGGTGGCGCGAGGAAATCTCACGCCCGTGCTTCACAGGTCATCGAGGTCCCTGGCCGAACCTCGTCTGCGTTAACTCTACGTCCCGGCGGGCCGGGGTGCAACTACAAGGGCAAGGGCTCCTGGCGCTCGGCGTTGTCCTTCTCGACGCACGAGGCGCACAGGCGCATGCGGTCGAGGGGAAGGGCCCCGTTGCAGCGCTCGCAGCCACGGTCCTCGTGGATGCCACCCTTGTTCCAGGCTTCGAAGGCCCGCTCTGCCCGATTCGCCTGCCGGACTTCGTCGGCGGTGCCTCGCACAGCGGCGCCACACGCAGAGCAGGCGATCCGGCTGTCAGCCGGGCCCATCCAGCCGTTCGCCATGGCCCACGTGGGTATCATCGGCCCGTCGCATCGCTCGCCGTGAATTTCGGCGCGGCACTTCGGCGTGTCGTGCCATGGCAGTGGGCGACCCTTGTTCGTGGCGCTCATTCCGCCACCTCCGCCACGGGCGGCCTGTAGCAGCCGCGGCCCACATCGGACCCATCAGCGGGCGGGTTGCAGAGCATGAATCCATCCTGCATTTCATAGTGCCGCTCGCACACCCGCGTCGGGCAGCCCTCGCAGAACACCACGCCCTCGTCGCTCTCGCAGTAGTCACACCAGCTCATGACTTGTTCCCCACCCAGGCGCGCATCCGGATGCTGGGCGCGGCGCTCTCGATGCGAGCCGCCAAGTCGACGTCGCAGGCCACCTCGTTGCGGACGAGCCTCCGGACAGTGGCGTGCGAGCAGCCGAACCGCCTCGCCGCCTCGTAGTACGACACCCTGTGACGCTCCATCCAACGGAGCAGTAGTTCTCCGCCGCTCGGCCTCTTCTTCTCTTCGGTCTGGTCCATGGGATGACAGATTAGTTGCATCCTTCGCGCAACGCAACTATAACGTTGGTCAACGCCGCGCTGGTGCGGCAGGAGGCGACATGAAGACGGGCGGATACGTGGTGCACGTGCTCACAAGGCGCAGGCGCAAGGTCCTCGCTGTGTCGGACCGGCGTGCGAGGCTGGAGGGAATCGGCTGGGTGGGCCTCAACCCCGAAACGAAGGTGCCTGCTGGATATGAGGTGGTGCCGTGAAGATGACCGTCACTGACGCGCTTCGGGAGCTGCTGGACGAGAAGCATCACCCTGTCGTGTTTCGGGCGTCGGAGCGGCTTCGTCTTCGCATCTCGGAATTGGAGGGGTGCGTGGGTTGCCTGGAGGCCCAGCTCGCCTCCGCCCGCGACGCGGCGCTGGAGGAGGCGGCTATTGAGGCTGAGGACCCTCGCGATGGGAACGAGCGCATCGCTGCTCGCATCCGCGCCCTGAAGTCCAAGCCCGCGCAGGGGCACACGCGTGGGTGCATGGATGCCACAAGCGGAAGCGGCGAGCCATGCGTCTGCGGGCCGCACGAGGTGCTGTGCGAGCACGGCGCCGGAGAGGGTGTGGAGCGCTCGACGTGCCACCCGCTCACGGAGATGGCCTCCGAGGAGAATGACCTCCTGCCAAAGAAGCGGCGTCGGGAGCACGAGTACGGGGAGGAGAAGCCAGCCATGTTCGGCACCACGGTGGCCTATTGTACGCATAATTCGTGCATGGCGATCCGAGTGAAAGCGAGAAAGGGCGGGCACACTTGGTTCCGGCAGGCGCCTGCCGAAGAGCTGACCGACGAGCCCGGCCCGTGCGAGGTGGATCCATGAGCGCCTTCAAGGACTCGGGGCACCACTGGTGGCAGGAGTGCCAGTTATGCGGCATGGCGTGGTTCGTAGGGGATGAGCCGGATCATAGCCGCGACTCGGAAGCCACGTGCCAGCGCTGTGAGGCGGACGCAGCGAAGGAGGTGGAACAGTGAGCTTGAGCCACGAGGACAAGAAGAAGGTGGGCGGGAGTGACGTCGCCAGCGTGCTCGGCATCTCGCGATACGGTGGACCGCTGGTGCCGTACCTCCGGATCGTCGAGGACGTCGAGAAGGACGACAACGGCACGCTGATGCGCGGGCGCGACCTGGAGCCCGTAGTGCTCGAGCAGTACCGGCGAGCCACCGGTATCGACATGCAGATGGGCAGAGTGGTGCGCGGGCTGCTGGGGCATGAGCGCGCATCTCCGGATGCTATCGCCTACCCGGAGCGCGGCATGTGGCGTGTGGTGGAGGCCAAGACGGCCTCCTGGCGCGTCATGAATGATTGGGGCGAGCCGGGCACGGACGCCATCCCGCAGGAGTACCTGGTCCAGGTGCAATGGTACCTGGGGTCCGTCCGGCAGGACCCACGGGCTCGATGCGCGGATGACGTGGGGGACGTCCCGGCCCTTGTCGGGGGCGAGTTCGGCATCTGGCAGGTGCGGTACGACTCCGAGGTGTACGAAGCCCTCCGCGAGGGCGTGAAGCGATTCTGGATGGACCACGTAGTACCGCGCCGTCCCCCGGACCCAACCGGTTCCACCCAGGAGGGCGAGTTCATCCGCAAGCGCTACCCGAAGCACACGGCCAACGCGCTCGACGCGGCCACGCTGGAACCCATGGCGATCTACACGCTCGACGAGCACCGACGCTGTGTGGAGGGTAGGAGGGCGGCCATCAGGGCCGAGGAGTTCTGGGAAGCCAAGGTGAAGATGCTCCTGGCCGAACACGAGGGCGTGATGTGGCCGGACGGCACCCGCCTCACCTGGAAGCAGAGCAAGCCGAGCACGGTAACGGATTGGGAGAAGGTGGCGCTGGACCTGACGACGGGCGCGGAGTTGGACCCGGCCTGGGTCAAGGAAGTGGTGAAGAAGCACACGACGCAGCGTGACGGAGCTCGGCCTCTGGTCTGGCGCGAGGGGAAGAAGCGATGAGCACGAAGGCGATCCAAGAGGCATTGAGGATGTTGCGGGATGCGGACGGCGACTCTGGTGCGAACGGTGGTTGCATCGCGGCGGCCGATGAGGCGGAGAAGGAATTGGAGGCCATTCGCAAGGCGTGCGAGGCGCTGGCCAACAACAGCATTGGGGACTACGTCTACGACGTTCGCGATCGAGAGTTGAAGGGCTGGGACGGGCCGCGCGTCACTGCCTGGGGCAGCGCTTCGCAACTCATCACCACCATCGCCAAGGAGTCCAAGTGAGCACCGAAGAGAAGAAGAACGAGGAAAAATCCCTGGCGACGTCCGCGCCGCTGCCGTTGCTGGCGCAGTCCTTCGGGGAGTTGCACCGGCAGGCACGGGCCCTGGCGCCCAGCGCGCTCATCCCCAAGGGTCTCCGCGGTGGCAACATTGAGGAGACGCTGGCCAACGTGACTCTGGTGCTGGCCTATGGCCGGGAGGTGGGCCTCGGGCCCGTGGCGAGCCTCTCCGGCATTGCCGTGGTGAACGGACGCCCCTTCGCCGAGTCCCAGACGCTCGCGGCTCTGGTGCGCGCCTCCGGCCACTGCCGCTACCTGCGCCGGGTGGAGTCGTCGAAGACATCTGTTACGTGGGAGACGTGGCGAGTGGGCGAGCCTCAGCCGGAGCGCCGGACCTTCTCCATGGCGGACGCCCAGGCCGCCGGACTCGCGGGGCGCGACACGTACAAGGCCCATCCGGAGAGAATGCTGGGGGCCCGCGCTCTCGGCTGGCTTCTGCGCGACGTGTACCCGGATGTGGCCAAGGGGCTTGGAACGGAGGCCGAACGCGAGGATGCGCAGTACGCAGATGCGCCGCCCCCCGTGGTGGTCGAGCAGCCCGCCAAGGGCGTAGAGGGCCTGAAGAGCACGCTCAAAAAGAAGGCAGAGGAGCAGAAGGCGCTGCCGTCCGCATCGCCTTCGTTCGCTGACCTGGACCGGCAACTCGAAGCCGCACGCAAGAAGGAGCAGCTCGCCGCGGCGCGGAACAAGGCACCCGTCTCCATCCACGACCCGAACGCCGAGCCGCCCGAAGACCTCATCCTGCCTGGCCAGCGCCAGCCTGGGGAGGAGGGATGAGCCCCCAGGAGAAAGCGCTTCGCCACCACCTGGAGCACATGCCCACGGCGCTCCGGCTCCTGGACGAGCTCATGGCGGCGCAGAAGACGTCGGGCCTGGAGGACGCCATTCAGGTGTTCGCGGAACTCCAGGCGGAGAAGCAGCGCCACGCCCTGCGCCGTGACGCGTCGAAGGAGGCCCGGGAGGACTGCGCGAACGAGGCCAAGCGCGCGGCGTGGGCCAACCACATCCTCAGGGCCCGTCTCGGGCAGATGAAGAAGCCGCCCCGCGTCCGGGCCAAGAACGAGGCGAAGTCATGACGTGGCGAGGGATGATTGTGGCGTGCCCACGGTGCAACTACATGGACGCCGAGACCACGGAGGAAGAGGACGACGGCGATGCGGTGCTGCTGTGTGAGTGCCTGTCCTGCGGCCATCAGTGGGACATGATGGAGAAACTTGCGCCACCTCCGGAGCAGCCGTAGGTGGGTGGTGGGCCACGCCTGGGGCTCACGAGGCTCCTCCCTCGCCCAGGAAAACCAGCCGAGCGCACCGGGCCCATCGTGCGCACCAGTAGGCCCTGACTGGAGGTGAGCGGGGACGTGGCAGCGGATGCCGGGTGGGGCCTCGGGGAGACTCGGGGCCCTTTCTTTTGCGGTGACGCCCGCGGGCGATGTAGTCCAACCAAGGAGACGTCATGGAAGCGCATGCGCAGACGAGGTTCGAGAAGTTGAAGGCGGCGACGGACTGCCGGTGCCCGCTCAGGCCGTATTACACGCTCGGCTCGTTTGGTTCCGGGAGTTCGGATGAAGACAGGCTGCTCGACGAGTGGCAGCGAGTTCATGGGGAGCACCCCTACGCCAAGGCCCGGGACGAGGTCGCCAGGCAGATCCAGTGGGCCGTGCTGAAGCGCGCGGACGCCGAGCGGATGGTGCGGGAGCTCTTCGGCGACGAGTAGTTGCGTCAGACGCCTCCCGGGTCTACCGTCTTGGGAGTGCGTCTCCCGTCCCCTCGCAAGGCGGAAGGCGCACAGCACGGGTGCCGAAGACACAGCCGGAAGAATCGTCTGGTCCGAGGCATCCCAGTCCACCCCGTGAAGCCCCGCGTCCTTGCGAGCTAACACGGTCAGGAGCCCCGCCCGGGGGCGTGGCAAGCAGGGAAGACGAAGGGCCGGGAGGCGACTCCTGGCCCTTCGTCTTTGTGGGTGCCCTCCACAGTGAAGGGTCCGCACAAACCCGGCACAAACTCAGCGGGTGAAGATGCGTGTGGGGATCGTCTTGCCGGCGAGACCAGCGAGCACCGCGGCACCGAGCATGGCCAGGGACTGGGCAATGGGGCTCGGGAGGCCGGCGGCGAGCAACTGGAGCGCATCCGCTCCCGCGAGCAGCAGTGGCA